CGTCAGTATCTTGCGCTTGAATTGTGCCGTGCCATTGGATTACCGGCATGGTTCGCATCAGCCGATCCATCGAGCACGACCTATTCCAACGCCGTAAATCAGAGGCGCGACCTCATCGATTTCTCGATCCGTCCGGTGCTCACCATCATCGAGCAACGTTTATCACTTACAGATTTCACGCCAGCATCACAATATGTGCGCTTTGATCTTGATGATTTCTTGCGCGGTAATCCTTACGAAAGAGCTCAAGTGTACGAAATTTTGAATCGCATTGGCGCAATGACAATCCCAGAAATCAGAGAAGCAGAGGACATCATCGGATGAAACTAACCACACCAATCACAATCACCGCAGCAGATTCGGAAGCTCGCACAATCTCCGGTCGCATTGTTGCATTTGATGAGCAAGCCAACGCATCGACTGGCAAAGTTGTATTTGCTAAAGGCTCGATTGATCCGGCTCCGGTATTTCTTAACCTTGAGCACGATCGCACGCGCCGAATTGGTAAGAGCATGGAAATGTCAATGGATGGCGACAGCGCAATCAATGCGACATTTAAGATCAGCACCACACAAGCTGGCAATGACGCGCTTATTGAAGCAATGGATGGATTGCGCGATGGATTTAGCGTAGAGCTTGCCGTCGAGGATTATGTCCAAGAAAAGGGATACATGAAAGTGCTCAAGGCCGAGCTTACAGGCGTTGCGCTTGTGTCTGAGCCTGCAGTGCGTTCAGCAAGAGTCGCCGAAGTCGCCGCGACAGCTGATGAAGATTCCACATCCGCACCGGATGAGGATGCAACACCAACACCAACAACAGAAGGAGACGAAGTGGAAAACACCGTCACAGACGCGGCAGCCGTTACAGAGACGGTTGAAGCCGCACAGTCAGTCACAGCTGCAGCGAATCTCGGTGGCTTTACAGCAAAGCCACGCTTGGATTTCTCAGCAACAAAGCAACTTGAAATGACAATCAAGGCATCACTTGGATCTGAAGATGCTCGTGCATATGTACGCGCAGCAGCAGACACCACAGACAATGCTGGTCTCGTACCAACACGCCAGCTAACCACGGTAATCAACGGTCTTGCAAATGCGACAAGAAGCAACATCGATGCAATAAGTCGTGGCACATTGCCTGATGCTGGAATGAGTTTTGAGATTCCAAAGATCACACAGCTCCCGGGAGTCACAGTCGAAGCCGAAGCAGGCACAATTGAAGATGTCGATCAGAATTCTGCATTCATCTCTGTCGATGTAAAGAAGTACGCTGGACAGCAAACATTCTCGGTCGAGCTTTTCGATCGCTCATCACCACTCTTCATTGATGAATTGATGCGCAACATGGCTGCACAATATGCAAAGGTAACTGACACAGCTGTAAATGCTGCAATCATTTCTGGAGCATCACTTGATGCAACAACCGTTGCAACATATCCAACAGCTGCAGAGCTTCTTGGAATTATCGGCCGCGGCGCAGCATCAGTCTATGCAGGCACACAAGGCTTTGCTCGCAACATCATTGCGAACACTTCACAGTGGTCAAATTTGATGACACTCAACAACAACGGCGCACCTCTTTACAATGTCGCCGCTGGCACAAATAACTTTACAGGCGGCGTCTCAACACCGACTTCAATTCGCGGCACAGTCGCAGGCTTGGATCTCTATGTAACAGCGAACACAGCATCAACAACTGACACTGATGGATCAATCTTGATTGTCAATCCGGATGCATATACATGGTATGAGTCTCCTACTTATCAGCTTCGCGCTGATGTAGTAAACACAGGCCAGATCAATATCGCAATGTACGGATATGGCGCAATTGCGACCAAGATCGGTGCTGGCGCATTTAAGAATAACAAGGCCTAATCGCCACCAATTAGACATGGGTCGTGTCGCTCCCGACGCGGCCCAGTAGATGAAGGGATGGACTCATGTCAGCAATCGTTACAGCGTCACAGCTGCGATCAATTCTTGGCGTGAGTTCATCTCTTTACTCTGACGCATATCTGGACGACATTATTGACACGGCCGAAGGCGTGATCCTGCCAATTCTTACGCAAAACACCACGGCGATTGTCAGCTACAAATTGGTCAGCAATGTTGCATTTTTTTACACACGGGAGCCACACACTTTTGCAGTAGGTCAGTCAGTCGTCGTCACAAAGATGCCTGCGCCATTTACTGCCACATTCACAGTCACAAAGGTCGAGGATCTTTATTTCACGGCCGCGCTCACAAATGCAGATGTCACGATCCGTCAGATCATTCCGAATGGCATTGCAACCCTATCCGGCTACGGCGCGGCCACTTATTACATAGGCAATTCAAATGTTGAGAGCGCAATCTTGGCTGTCTCGGTTGAAGTATTTCAAAGCCGTACAGCTGCAGGCGGTCAGATCGAAGGCGTGGACTTTAGCCCTACGCCGTTCAGGATGGGCCGCAGCCTCACGAACAGGTGCATAGGGCTCTTAGGCGATTTGGTCGATACTCGAAGCATGGTCAGCTGATGCCAGCATCATCGATCGCCGTCAATGTACGCGGAGCCGTCAAGACAGCCATTTCAGGCGTTGCGGCTAACACATACGACTTTGTCCCAGAAGCTCCAATCGTGCCATTTGCCGCCGTCGTGCCAGCATCGCCATATCTTGAAGCCAATCTGATCGGCACATCGACGCGTGTCAAAGTCAATCTTGTCGTCACTGTCGGCGTCGCGATGTACTCAAATGCAGCTGCACTCGACAACATCGAGAAGCTAGTGCTCAGCATTCTGGCGGTTATTCCGTCAGGTTACACAGTCGGCTCTGTGTCTAATCCAATGCCAATCTCAATCGGAGCGTCCGACATTCTCGCGTGCGAGATTGAAATATCCACCCAATATACACAAACTAACTAGGAGTAATTATGCCAACGACCGTCATCACTGGACGCGATCTCGCTTTGACGATCGCGACCGTAACTTACGACGCACAAGCTACATCAGTCACACTCACAGCCGACCATGTCATTGAGACATATCAGACACTCGATGGTCGCGCTTACAAGGCAATCGACGACAGCTGGATGCTTGAAGTCGAAATGCTTGCAGATTGGGGCGCAACAGGATCACTGTGTGAATCACTTTGGACTGCGACAGAATCCGCACCAAATACGACTTTGGCGGCTTCACTAACAGCTGCCACTGGAGCGGTATTTGCTTGTAACATCTTGCCGACTTACCCATCAGTCGGCGGTTCAGCACCGGATGCGCAGACTGTGTCACTATCATTCCAAGTTGTCGGTACACCTACCGAGACTTTTAGCTAAGAAGGAGATCGGGAGCATGAAGACAAATATCACAATTGAATACACATCGGGCGAGGTTGCCACCTATGTGGCAGCCCCACCTGAGTGGTGCAAATGGGAAAACAAGACAGGCCACACCATCACACAAGCGGCAGACAAGATCGGGATCTCTGATCTTCTTTTCTTGGCGTATCACGCTATGAAAAGAGAAGCCGCTGGCAAAGCTGTCAAGCCTTATGAAGCGTGGATCGAGACAGTCTCGGACATTACGACTGAGGTGGCAGAAAGCCCAAAAGATACGCCGCTGGAAGCTTAAATCGCACAATTGTGGAGCTGGCAATTGCCACGCAAATCCCGATGAGTGAATGGCAGACAGCGGAGCAGATCCTGACAGCGATCGAGATACTGGAGAAGAGAAATGGCCAAGGCAGGTAAAGGCACGATGGCCATCACCGTTGATCCGGTGGAATTTAAGAATCTCATTCGCTTGCTTGGATCTTTGCCAGCTGAATCTCAGCAAGAAATCCGTAATGGAGCTTTGCCATTGTCGCAAAGATTTGCCGGACAATTGCTTATGTTCGCCAATGCGTCTCGCACGCCAGTAGCCAAGAAGGTTGCTGAATCACTTGCTCCAAAGCGAGATCGATTAATCCGCGTCGATGTCGGTGGCCCAAAGAAGGTCGGCCGAAAGTACGGCGGTGAAAAGCGTGGCGGCGGCAAAGTCGTCAAGCAAGGCCAAGCCGTTGCTGGCGCATTGCTTTGGGGTTCTGAATATGGATCACATCGCGGCGTCGATCGCGCAGGCCGCGCTTACTCTGACAGATTTAAAGCTCCTTACAATAAAAGCGGCTACTGGATCAATCCGGCAATGGATTACTATTTGCCAATCATTGCACGCGAATATGCGAAGATGGTTCAAGATGTTGTCAAGAAAGCAGGGATGGACTGATGGCGATTCCAAAAGTCAAGATCACCTTTGATGCCGATCTTGATGGTTTACGCAAAGGCACAAAAGGCGCATCTGATGAAGTCGAAGGCTTTGGCGCAAAGCTAGGTAAATTTGGCAAGATAGCAGGAGCGGCATTTGCTGCCGCTGGCGTAGCTGCCGCGGCTTACGCTGGCAAGCTCCTTATCGATGGCGTGAAGTCTGCGATCGAGGATGAAGCTGCACAAGCCAAGCTCGCAACCACTCTGACAAATGTCACGGGCGCAACAAATGCTCAGATCGCCGCGGTCGAATCGCAGATCACAAAGACATCCTTGCTGACTGGTCTGACCGATGATGAATTGCGGCCAAGCTTTGAGCGACTTGTGCGTGCTACTGGCGACTCAGATGCAGCTCTTAAATTACAGGCAACAGCCATCGATGTCGCAGCTGGATCAGGCAAATCACTTGAAGCTGTCACAAATGCGCTGGCCAAAGCTCAAGAAGGCAATGCCGGATCGCTGGCAAAATTGGGCATCGGTCTTACAGCTGCGCAGCTCAAGACTATGTCAATGGAAGAGATCACGGCGCAGCTGGCGACAACATTTGGCGGCCAAGCTGCAGAAAAGGCCGACACATTTCAAGGCAAGATGGCGCGGCTCAATGTTGCCTTTTCCGAAGGCAAAGAGACTGTCGGCGCATTTGTACTTGATGCGATTACACCAATGGTCAGTGGCTTTGTGGACAAAGTCATCCCAGCTGTGCAGAAATTGGCTGAGGAGCTAGGGCCAAAGCTGACGCCAATCTTTCAGACATTGACTGGATACATCAAAGACAATGTCATTCCAACATTCAAAGCAATTTGGGGATTTATCACTGACTTTGTCATTCCAGCTTTGCGCGATTTCTTGACACCAATCATCAATGGTCTGCGATCAGCATTTGAGCAGGTGGCAGGTAAGATAAAAGAAAATGAAGAGCAGCTCAAGCCACTTGTCACTTTCTTTAAGGCTTTGGCCGTCTTTGTCCGCGATACATTGGCTCCGGTACTTGGCAAAATCTTGGGCGGTGCTTTTGATATATTAGGAGCAGCCATCGGCGGCGTCATTGATTTCTTTGCAACACTTGTCGATTTAATAAATAAGGCGTACAACGCCATCAAAGCGATTGTTAATTTTATTAAGAATAATCCAGTCACGCAATTTATCGGCGGCGCATTTGACGCGGCATTTGGCGGCGGTAAAGCGATGGGCGGCCCAGTCTCATCCGGCACAAGCTATGTCGTCGGCGAGCGCGGCCCAGAGCTTTTTGTCCCAAATACAGCTGGCACGATCATCCCAAATGGCGGCTCAGGCGGTGGCGGTGCGACTCTTAATCTTACAGTCAATGGAGCAATTGATCCCGAAGGTACAGCTCGCACCATCGTCGATGTGCTCAATCGGTCATTCAGCCGTGGCACATTGGGAAGTCTCAATTTTCAAACATGACAATTTGGACGCCAGATTGGTCACTCACAATCAATGGATCGACTGATTACGCCAGCGCAACACTTGCCGATGTGACAATCACCTCCGGTCGTACAGATATTTACAGCCAAGCGACGGCAGGCTATGCAAGTTTTACGATCCTCAATTTTGATGATTCTCCTGTAACCATAAATCTCAATGATCAAATCACAATCAAGATCAAAGATTCCACAGGCGCGTATGTCAATCTCTTTGGTGGTTATGTGACCGATCTTGATTTGGAAGTAAAGTCATCCGGCACTGGCGGCCTTGTGCAAAATATGAGAATCATTGCTCTCGGTTCACTGTCTAAGCTGCCAAAATCGCTGACCAATGGCGTGCTCGCAAAAGATTTTGATGGGGATCAGATATACACAATCCTGAGTGAATTGCTGTTTAACACTTGGAATGAAGTGCCTGCCGCTGAGACATGGGATGGCTACAATCCGACAACCACATGGGCAAATGCTGAAAATTCTGGACTTGGCGAAATTGATCAGCCAGGTGATTATGAGCTGACAGCCCGATCATCGGATGTCACTGATGTGTATTCGCTGGTCGCAGCTTTGGCCAATTCAGGTCTTGGGTATATATATGAAGA